CTATTGGTAAGATTGCAGGTTGCTGGATTAAAAAATCCAAGAAAGTAAAGCAGGAAGAAACAACCAACTGTTGGTTAAATCCTATCATTAAACTTGAGCCTGATTCTGCTGAAACAGAGTACACAGAAGATGAACTTCCTGCATTAACTATTTTCTTAAAGAAAGATACACAGGTTGATCATGAGTGGTTTCCTAAGAAACAGAAGCATGATATCACAGCTTCCAAGTATTATGGTGTTGCAGTAACAAATGCATCTAAACTTGTTGTTGCAAAATTCAAGGGTGATGCATCTACACCTACTGCCTAGGTAAAGAAAGGCGGTGAATCTGATGATTATATCAGTTGATGATATTGTGTCCATGCCTGATTTTATAGGGCATGACACAAAGATTCTTCAAAAGAAATTGAGTGCGTTGGAACTTCTTATCAGGAAGTACACCAATAACAATTTTCAGAACAGAAGCATCAGATTCATAGGAAACAGTCTTGGTGACAGAATCTTTGGTGGTCATCCATTCATTAGAGTGGGTGACACCATTCAGATTTCAGAATCAGAAGTGAATGATGGACTGTATGTGGTCACTGAAGTTGGTAAGGACTTCATAAGACTTGACAAAGAAGTGTTCACTGTTGATTCCAACATGGTCACAAAAGTTGTCTATCCTGAAGATATTCAGGTTGGAATCATCAATCTTCTGAAGTATGAAGTTAATATGCGTGATAAGGTTGGAATCAAATCTGAATCACTGTCAAGACATTCTGTGACCTATGTTGATTATGATGCAAATAACCAAGTGATGGGATATCCTGTTTCCCTGCTTGGTTTTTTAAAACCTTACATGAAAGCAAGATTCTGATGATTTCAGTTGGTGGAAATACAACTGCATTGATTCAGGTGAAAGATGAAGGAACAAAGAACATCATTGGTGAAAAGGAACATGTGTGGATGGATGTCACATCACTGAGGGGTTGGTTGGACTTATCCAATGGTCAGAATGACATTAGTGAATACAGTGCAAAGGTGCAATCATCCACACATATTTTCATCTGTGATTTCAAATCCTTCAGAAATCTTTCAAAGAAATGGGTTTGGAATCCATTTAATCTGAAAACAGGTGTGATTCAGTCTAAACAGGATGAAACAAAGATTGATGCAACATCTGAAAATGCAAGAATGATTATTGATGGGGTTGAATACCACATCTTAATGATTGATGACCCTATGGGAATGCATCAGCACTTGGAAATCATGCTTCAATATGTTGGGGGTGGTTTAGGTGTCTAAGAATGTAGAATTCCATAGTTATTCAGTGAATGTGAAAACAGCACTGAAAGATAAAGCAATTGCTTTTCTTCATGAAATTGGTGGTGAAATCAGGTCACAGGCACAAAGAAACAGCAGAAGAAAGACATCACAGACAGCAGGTTCTTATCAATACAAGGTTGATGAAAGTGAACTTGCAGTTCACATTGGTTCAGATTATTGGAATGCAATCTATGAAGAATTTGGAACAGGTGAACATGCAATCAATGGTGATGGCAGAAAAGGTTATTGGGTCTTTGTTGACACAGGTGGAAAACCACAAGCACCAAAAGGTGGGAAGACATACACCAAGGAAGAAGCAAAAAGAGTTGTTGCTATTATGAGAAAGAAAGGACTGAATGCTTATTATACCAATGGTAAAACAGCAAACAGACCTTTGTATAAAGCGTTTATTGCAACAGAAGGAAAGATTCAGTCTGTTGCTGAAAGATATTTTGGGGGTGTTTGATAATGACAATTGAAGGTCTTAATTATATAAGCAATCTGTTAGAATCATTAAACATTCCCTATGAATTCATGAAATGGACTTCTGATATTCCTGAAACATATTGGGTTGGTGAATATCAGGAAATAGAACCATTGAATGAAGATGGAATGGAAGAATGTAATTTCATTCTGACAGGTAACACAAAAGGAAATTTTCTGAATCTTGAAACTGTGAAGGAATTACTGAAGGACACACTCGGATGTGATGGAATAACAGACATCATGGAAAGTGGTTCAGGAATTGCGATCATGTATGTGACAGCATATCCTGTTCCTTCAGTTGAATTTGGTATTCATAGATTAGAGATAACATTAAGAATAAAAGAATGGAAGGTGTAAAACATGGCAAAGTTTGGAAAAACAGGTGTGACATCTGACACACCTAAAAAGATTTTGTTTGGTGCAGGTACGATTCATAAGAATGTGACTTATGATGAAAGTTCCCACAAATGGAATTTTGAAAATTCAATTATGGGTGCAACACAGGGTGGTTCTAAGATTACGATCACACCTGAATTTGCAGACATTGAAGCTGATGGTGCAATGGTCGCAGTGAAGGGTCTTAAAGTCAAGACAGGTGAAACTGCTGAAATGGAAATCAATTTTCTTGAAATCACAAAGGACATTATCAAATCAGCAATCATTGGTGTTGAAGGGACTTCTCAAGATACCGATTATGACCTAATTGAATCAAAGGCAGATATTGAAGATGGTGATTATCTTCAGAATATCGCTTTTGTTGGTAAGACATTAGGTGGAAAAAATATCATTGTTATTATGGATAATGCACTTTGTACAAGTGGACTTGAATCAAGTGGTGAAAATAAAAAAGAAGGGGTTGGAACATACACATTTGCATGTCATTCAGACCTTGATTCTGATCTTGACACCCTTCCTTACCACATTTATTATCCAAAAACACTTGCATAACTAGAAAGGACGGTTTTAAACAATGGCAAAAGTAAAAGTTATAAATGAATTCAATGACAAATATACAGGGAAACTTCACAAGATTGGTGAAGTGTTTGAAGCTGATGACAAAAGAATTTCTGAAATCATGAAAGTTTCAAAACACCTGATTGAAGTGCAGGAAGACAAAGAACCTGCAAAGAGAACAAGAAAAAAAGTGGGTGAAGAATAATGGAATTTGAACTTAGAACACTGAAATCTGATGACTTATTCCCAATGTTTGCGATTCTTTCAAAGATTGGTTTTAAGGATTTAAAAGAAATTATTACACCTGATAAAATCAAGGACATGAAGTCAATGATTAGTCAGAAGGATGATGAAGATGAAAACACAGATGCTACAACACTGCTTGGTGCATCTGTTGTAATGGAAATTGTTTCTATCATCATGAAGAACCTTCCATCCTGCAAAAATGAAATTTACACTTTTCTTTCAGGTCTGTCAGGAATGACAGTCAAGGAAATTGGAAACCTTGATATGGTAACTTTCACTGAAATGATTGTTGCTGTTGTTCAGAAACAGGAATTCAAGGATTTTTTCAAGGTTGTTTCAAAATTATTCAAGTAAACCATCTTACTTTTATGGACTTGCTATTTAGAGAATATGCAAGTCCATTTATTTTGCTTGATAAGGTGATCGGTGCAGGACAATTGATGGATTTCTTGGAAGTCTTTGATGAAAAACAACAGCACAATGAACTTTGGGAATTTTATATTCACAAAGTCCCACCTTGGGATGAAAGAACATTTGAAGAGTTCAAGCATGATTTGAAAATTGGTAACAAACCAAAGGGTGAAAGACCAACAAAGGAACAGCTTGAAGCAACCATAAAAGATTCTTATAAAATCATGCAAAATTTTGAAATAGAAAAGAAAGGGGGTTAATTGAATTATGGATTTGTTTAAACTTGTTGGAAGTATTTTCATCAATAACAATGAAGCAAACAGTCAGATTGATGAAACCAATACAAAAGCACAGAATCTTGCAACCAAGATTGGTTCTGCTATGGAAACAGCAGGAACTAAAATCACAAATCTTGGAATAGCAATTGCACCTGTGTCAGCAGTTCTTGCAACTGCACTGACTACTTCAACAAAGTCAGCTTCTGACTTTCAAAATGGCATGGCTAAGATGTCAACTTTGTTTGATACTTCCAAAACGTCAGTTACTAACTTATCCAAGGAATTCTTGACCCTATCCAATAAAACAGGTATATCTGCATCAGAACTTGCTGAAGCAGGATATCAGGCACTGTCAGCAGGTCAGAGTGTAGACAAGGTTGGAAAGTTCGTTGAAACAGCAGGAAACCTTGCAAAAGCAGGTTTCACAAGTACAACAACAGCGGTGGATGTGTTGACAACAGTAATGAACGCTTACGGTAAATCAGCAGGAAGTGCTGATCAAATAGCAAACAAACTTGTAAGAACACAGAACCTTGGTAAAACAACCGTTGATGAACTTGCATCTTCAATGGGTAAAATTATTCCAACAGCTTCTTCAATGGGTGTAAACATTGACAACCTGACATCTGGTTATGTATCACTGACAAAACAAGGTATTGCCACCGCAGAAGCAACAACATACATGAATAGTATGTTGAATGAACTTGGTGATTCAGGAACTAAACTTGGTGGAATCATCAAACAGAAAACAGGTATGTCATTCCAAGACTGCATGAAACATGGGATGTCACTTGCTGATGTTCTTCAAATCACAAAGCAGTATGCAGATGAAAATGGTATTGCTTACAATGAATTATGGTCATCTGCTGAAGCAGGAAAGGCAGGTCTTGCAATCCTGAATGGTGGTGTTGATGAATTCAACAAAACAGTTAAAACAATGGGATCTAATACAAATGATGTTGGTAATGCATTGGAAAAATTAGAAACACCATCTGTCAAAGCACACAAAGCAATCAATCGGATTAAGAATAGCGGTATTGAATTAGGTACTGCATTCATTGGTGCTTTAGCACCAACACTTGAAAAAGTGTGTGGGGTTGTTGAAAAGGCAACAACATGGTTCAGTAGTCTTAATGAAAACACCAAAACCATAATTGCAACGGCAATGGGAATTGGTGCAGTTGCTTCACCTGTTTTGATTATTGGTGGAAAAATCATCAGTGGTATTGGTTCAATGGTTAATAAGATTGGAACAGCTATATCAACCATATCATCACTGTCAGGTTCTGTTGGTGGTCTGTCAGGTGTCTTTGGTGCAATCACAAGTCCTATTGGATTGGTGGTTGTGGCAATCACTGCATTGATTGCAATCTTTGTTACATTGTACAACACCAATGAGGGCTTCAGAAACACTGTTCAGTCAGCATGGGCAACCATCAAAGAAACAATCAGCACTGTTATTGAAGCAGTGAAAGAATTGATTTCAGCATTCATTCAGATTGTTAAACAGGCTTGGGATGCTTGGGGTCAGGATATTATCAATGTAGTAACAAATGCATTCAATTTTATCAGCACATTTGTTGATTCAGCACTGAAGATTATTCAGGCAGTCATTCAAACAGTAACAGCACTAATCAAAGGTGATTGGTCAGGTGTGTGGGATGGTATTAAAAACATTGTGTCAACAGTGTGGGATGCAATCAAGAATTTGATTTCAGCAGGAATTAAACTTATAAAATCTATCATTCAGCTTGGTCTGAATGTTGTGAAAACAATATTCACAACAGTTTGGAATGCAATCAAAGGAATTGTTCAGACAGTATGGAATGGCATTAAGTCAGTGATTTCATCTGTCTTTAATGCAATCAAATCATTCATCAGCACAACACTGAATGCAATCAAGTCTGTATTTTCTACAATTTGGAATGCAATTAAATCTGTTGTAACAACAGTTATAAATGGCATTAAATCTACTATTTCATCTGTCTTTAATGCAATCAAATCAACAATCACAAGTGTTTTGAATGGAATCAAGTCTGTATTCAGCAGTGTATGGAATGGAATCAAGTCAACTGTGTCTTCAGTTATAAATGGCATTAAGTCCACTATTTCAAATGGAATGAATGGTGCAAAATCAACTGTGACAGGTGTATTGAATGGAATCAAATCTTCATTCACAAACATTTGGAGTGGATGTAAATCTGTTGTTTCAGGTGCAATAAAGAAGATTAAATCATTCATGAATTTCAGTTGGTCACTACCAAAATTGAAACTTCCACATATATCAATTAGTGGGAAATTCAGTTTAACACCACCATCAGTTCCATCATTTGGAATTAGCTGGTACAAAAAAGCTATGGACACACCATTCATGTTCACACAACCAACATTGTTTGATGTGAATCCTGTTACAGGCACTGCAAAGGGTGCAGGTGAATCAGGTGATGAAATAATGTATGGACATAGCAATCTGATGAATGACATTCAGGATGCAGTTGGTCATCATGACAACTTAATTGTAAAAGCCTTGAATGATTGGTTTGAACAGTTATTTGCAATCTTTGAAGAATGGTTCCCTGAATTCAAAGGTCAATTGATTCTTGACACAGGTGCATTGGTTGCAGAAACAGCACCTGCAATGGATGAAGAACTTGGTAAGATTATAAAAAGAAAGGAAAGACAATAATGCAGACAGTGACGTTTGGAACTAAAAATTCATATACTGACTTTGGTCTAATTCTTACTGAAAAGGATATTGGCTTTCCTGAACCAAAGTTAGAAGAAGTTGATGTGATTGGTGCTGATGGTGTCATTGACTTGTCGGAAGTCTTAAATGACGATATCAAGTACAAAACACGAAAACTTCAGTTTACTTTTACGATTCTGAAGGGGAACAAATATTGGGCATCAACAGTTGCTGATGTTGCAAATTACCTTCATGGTAAGAAGTTAAGAATTCAGATGGATTTTGACCCTGCCTATTATTACACAGGCAGGTGCAAAATCAATTCATTCAAGACTTCCAAAAGGTTATGTACTATCACAATTGATGCTGAATGTGAACCTTACAGGCTTGATATAAATGGAAATGGTGAAAAATGGTTGTGGGACACATTCAGTTTTCAGAATGGTTTCATCAGGGTGAATGCAGTAACAGTCAATGGTTCATTGCAGATCAACTTGCAAAATCAAAGAAAGATTGTATCACCAACTTTCACCTGTTCAACAGCAATGACTGTTACATTTGATGGTGTTACATATAACCTTCCAAAAGGAAAGACACAAGTTCTTGGAATCAGGCTTAAATATGGAACAAATTATGTGACATTTGAAGGAAATGGAACAGTCAAAATTGAATATCAAGGGGGTGCGTTATAAATGTATCTTGTATATTGTAATGATGCTCCTTTGTATGACTTAAGGGATGAAGACCTTGTTTTGATTTCCCCAACTGTAAAGATTGGGGAAAACACAGCAGGGTCTTTTGAATTTAGTATTCTTCCAAAACATCCACACTATGAAGAAGTCAATGAATTGACTTCAG